TTCTTGCTTCTGGTTTTGGCTACAATTCAACCACTTCTTATTATTTCTTAGCACCACCTGTAACAATGCGAAAAGAACCAAGTGTGGTTGATTTTGCTTCACTTGCAAATTGGGATGGAACTACCCAGAGCGCATTGACAAATATCAGTATTGACTCTGCTTTAACTTCAACAAGTTATATTTTCTTAGCAGGAACAATGTCAAGCGGTGGAACTCAATACAGACCACAGGCTTTATTTACTAACAGTACATTAAATGGTTATCTAGGAATAAGTGCGGAGTTGTAAAAATGTATAATGTAACCTTTATTGAAGTAGAAACAGCAAAAAGCGGTTTGCAAACATACGCCATCATTGACCACGGCAACGAACAATTTACTTCAATGCCTAAGTCGGTATGGGATGAACTGGAAGCCGCTAAAGAGGCACAATCTTTATAGAGTATGCCGAAACTATGCAAAGCAGGTCAGCAGTTACGCGAACAAATCGATGATTCGTTCCCCGATAGAAATAGAGCTACGCCGGAAGGTTGGCTCGCCGATGCTCGCCATGCCGCTAGAGTTAGTGATCATAATCCGCAACCTGATTCAGGCATTGTACGTGCCTACGATTGTAACGCTAATCTTGGATCCAGCAGACATGAAATACACGACCTTGTTGATCAGCTTCGATTACTTGCCAGAACTGATAAACGAATTTCTTATATAATCTTTGACGGTAAAATTGCTAGCTGGAAACGTAATTACCGTTGGAGACCGTACACAGGTGCGAATCCGCACCGAGGACATTTTCATATTAGTTTTACTGCTAAGGGCGATTATGACGGCAGTATGTTTCGAATACCCTTATTGACAGGAGAGCCCATAAATGGAAAACCTAAAGGCAGCAAGCGCAAGCTGGGCAAGAAGCTTCTTAGCGGCAGCATTGGCAACATACCTAGCGGTGGGCTTGGATTGGAAAACAATCCTAACAAGTGCTGTAAGTGCAACTGCGCCGGTCATAATCCGGTGGCTTAACCCTAACGACACAGCTTTCGGACGGCGATGAACCCAACAGAATGGGCTGCATTTGTTCTGGCGTGTCTTAGCATAGCTGGGCTACTTATCGGTGGATTGCGGTACATTATTCGCCATGAAGTACCAGCGATGCTACAAGCTTCTGACATTGTTGCACGTATTGACAAACTCGAGTCGATGGTATTGGAGCTGCTAACTAATGAGCGCAAGAAAACTATCAAAAAGAGAACTCGATAGTAAACGCCGCGCTAAAGCGGCTAGTGCTAAACGAGATAAGCGTGAGCCTCTCACACCGCTAGACGTGTGGGCTATTGAGGTTCATGAGGCTTACCTTGCGCTTAAGCGTCAAGGGTTCAATCATGAAGATGCTATGGATTACGTGACCAGCACATTCCATAGACCTTCCATGCCCGATTGGAGCCCGGTCAATCCCGACCACGCTTACGAGGATGAGGAAGAAGAAGATTAAGCGAATCGTTGTTATCAGCGACCTTCAAGTACCCTTTCATGACAAACGAGCCGTCCGAAATATCTCAGCCTTCATCAGAAAATACAAGCCTGATGACGTTCTATGCGTGGGCGATGAACTCGACTTTCAAACAATTAGCCGCTGGTCATCCGGTAGAGATGAGTGGTCTGGAACCATTGGTCGAGATCGTGACACAGCTCAGACCGTCTTATACGAATTGGGCGTTACACATATCGTCCGATCCAACCACACAGACAGACTCTACAACTCCCTAAGCAAGAGGCTACCCGGCCTTATTGGGCTACCCGAATTACAATATGAAAACTTTATGGGCTTTGATGCTTTAGGTATTAAGTTTCACCGCAAGCCCTATCAATTCCATGACAACTGGGTTATGGTGCATGGTGATGAGCAAGCCACTAAGCCACATGGGGGTTTAACGGCCCTAGAAGCCGCTAAGAGGCATGGTAAGAACGTGGTGTGTGGTCACACCCATAGGCAGGGGTTATCGTCCTTTACAACGGCCTCTGGAGGCGTTTTAACAGGTACTCTGACAGGCTTTGAGGTCGGTCATTTGATGGATGTTAGCCAAGCCTATTACACACGCGGCACAATGAATTGGCAGGCAGGCTTCGGCATCATTTACGTAGACCGCAAGCGTGTGTCACCTGTGGCTATTCCAATAGAACGCGATGGCTCCTTTATTGTCGAGGGCAAGCGTTTCGGCTAGGCCGTTATCAAACCGTTATACAACACGCCGGGGAATCAATCCCGGCTATCTGTGTTTTGCCCTACCTTTGGCTTAACGAAAGGGGCGATATGAAACACAACCTAACGCCTGACCAGATAGTTTACGTGTGCTTTGGGCTGCTAATTGTCAGCTCATTAGTGTACGTACAGATTCAAAACCTAAAGGAAAAATACTATAAGAAGGGCTACGCACATGGATGGAACAGGGCAAAAGGACTATTCAGCCAAAGGAATACTCGATGAGGCTAAAGACATACTCGATGAGCGAGGACTTGACTACGGACACCCGGCAGTCAATATCAAGCGAATCGCTGAGTTATGGTCTAGCTATTTCGGCAGGGAAATTGACCCGTTGGACGTGTGTATCTGCATGGCATTGGTCAAGATCTCGCGAATCGTGGAAACTCCAAAAAGGGATAGTTTTGTGGATCTCGTCTCCTATGCTGCGCTTGCCGGGGAAATGGCAATCGGAACGGACTGGGCTGATTATGGCAAAGATTACGCAGAGTAAGCGAGGAATCTGGTGCGACTATCACAAAGTCAGATTCGGAGCTAATCATCCGCTAGGTCAAGAACAGGCGGTGTGGACTATTACGTCATTTGTCCACGGAAAAGTCATAGAGAGGCACTACTGTTTTGCCTGCGCCAAAGAGGCCCAAACGCGGCACGATGGCACAATTTGGAGCTTTAAGGAACAGCTTGACTACAAAGAAGGGAAACAACAGTTAGATGTTTAATTTAGAAAACTATGAAGATGTGGACACAAGAATCCACAAGTTTTATGAACAGAATCCAGACGGTGCAATTATCACCGAGTTAGTGAGTAATGATGAGGAAAAAGGAATTGTTGTATTCAAGGCATACGCTTACCGCACCTATCTTGATACTGCTCCTTCCGCTGTTGGTTATGCGCGTGGTTCTCGCAAAGACCGTGGCGTGGATCGTGATTTTTGGCTTGAGAATTGTGAGAGCTCTAGCATTGGCAGATGCATGGCGAATCTCGGATTGTCTGCTAAAGGAAAGCGACCAAGCTCTCTCGAAATGGCTAAGGTTAATGACGCTCAAGCAAGCCCTAAACCCATACGCGTACGCACCGAAGAACAAGCGGCTTTTCTAAAGCAAAACAACCCGGATAACGAGATTGTTTGGGATACCACAATAGAGCCACCGGCAGATGTTGTCAGCGCATTTGATAACGCTGTGGACTTAATCAAGACAGAGCTGAAGGCTGAACCTGTACCTACCTGTGCGCACGGTGTACGCACAATTAGAGAAGGCTCAGGGGCTAAGGGAGCTTATAAGGGCTACATGTGTCCGTTACCGTACAAGCGTAAGGCTGAGCATTGTGCGCCTATCTGGATGGTCTTAGATCCTAGTGGACGTTGGAGCTTCAGGCCTGAAGATGAAGGGCGGATAACAGGATGAATTGCGGATTTTGTGCAGGATGCAAGCGCATGGCTTACTTCCCAATAGACATTTACTGTGGACTTTGTGAAGAAAAGTATGAGAAGGAAAATGGCAAGTCAGAGTAGGAAACACAGAGGCTACGCAACTCAGCGCATTGTGGCTGAATACCTGCGTGAGCAGGGTTGGGAGCATGCGCTACCAGTAGGTGCAGGCCGTGATGGCTCAGACATTACTGGCATTAGTGGGCTTGACATTGAGATAAAAGCTCGCACTAAACTAGACCTCGCTGGACTTATGCGCCAGCTTCATGATCGCAAAACTAAAGGGATGGGCGTAGGTGTTTTGCGCCTTAACGGACAGGGTGAGAAGTCAGTAGATCAATTCGTTGCTGTGCTCACCTTGTCTGATTTAGTTTACTTGCTTAAAGCCAGTGGCTACTGAACCCACACAAATCCACCGCTGCATAGGTTGTGGCCTGTGGATATACGGCAACAGAGAAAGGTGTGAATCATGCCAAGATTTGATTACGAATGCCGCGAATGCGACACAACGAGCGAAATCACGATACCGCTAGAAAAGGTGGACGATTACGCATTAGTTTGTGGTCAATGCAAAAGCGAGATGTTCAAAATCTATGTGGCTACACCGGCACATTTCAAGGGCAAAGGATGGGGTAAAGATTAGTGAGTTACGTCACATTATTAGCAAAAAGGTACATAACCACGCTCAACCGTGTGACCTACGCCATTGACAGCCATGATATGCTGCCACGGCTGGCGAGCCTGAAAGACAGCTCGCTTCGCCGTCCAGCATTAGCGAGAGCTATGTTCATTGCAGGAATAGCAATCGCATTATGTCTTACAGGTAATTCAAAAGCATATTCCCAAAAGCCATTTCACATTATGAATATCAAACTACACGCATATAACAAACTAAGCTGGGAACAGTTCCAATGCTATAACTGGCTAATACACCATGAGAGTAGATGGGATCATAAGGCTAAGAATGGTAGCCATTATGGCTTAGGTCAGATGCGTTCTGTATGGTATGGCACGCTTAGTCCTAAGAAGCAGATAGATGCACACCTAGCATACATACAGCATAGATACAAAGGGCAGCCATGTTTAGCGTTAGCACATTGGGAGCGTAAAGGATGGCACTAATGGAATGTGTAGCTTGTGGTCATAGCAAAGACTCAAATGAATTAGTAAGATCATCAATGCCAGAATGGGAAGATATATGCATTGATTGTTATGAGAAACAGACATGAAGAAACAATATAGATCTACTGCTCAATGGAAGAAGATAAGGATAAGGGTACTCAATCGTGATGCGTATACTTGTGCGTACTGTGGTGACGTGG